TGACAACGTATTACAAGCTAACAAATATGAGTTAGTTAAAAGAAGATTAATAGAAGATTTAACAGTAATAGGTATAGGTGCAACAAAAACTAATTTTAATTTAGCAAATGGAATTGATATTGATTATGTTGATCCTGCTAATCTAGTATATTCTTACACAGAAGATCCAAATTTTGAAGATATATACTATGTAGGTGAAGTTAAATCAATGAGTTTAGTAGAAGTAAAAAAACAATTTCCATGGTTAACTGATCAAGAGTTAGAAAAAATAGAAAAATATCCTGGTGATGCTAATTACACTAGAAACTTTTATGCTCAACAAGATTCTTATAATCAGGTTCAGGTATTATATTTTGAATATAAAACATATAGTAATCAAGTTTTTAAAATAAAACAAACTGAACAAGGTTTAGAAAAAGCACTAGAAAAGCCAGATACATTTAATCCTCCAGTTAATGACAATTTTGAAAGAGTTGGTAGAGCTATAGAAGTATTATATACAGGCGCTAAAATATTAGGTCACGATATGATGTTGGAATGGAAACTTTCTGAAAATATGACTAGACCTAACTCTAATGTTAGTAAAGTAAATATGAATTACTGTATATGTGCTCCTAAATTATATAAGGGTATGATTGAATCAACAGTAAGTCGTATTACAGGTTTTGCTGATATGATTCAATTGACGCATTTAAAACTACAACAAGTGTTATCTCGTATGGTTCCAGATGGTGTTTTTGTAGATGTTGATGGTTTAGCTGAAGTTGATTTAGGTAATGGTACTAACTATAATCCTGCAGAAGCATTAAACATGTACTTTCAAACAGGTAGTATTGTTGGTAGATCAATGACGCAAGAAGGTGATATAAATAGAGGTAAAGTACCTATTCAAGAATTACAAACGTCTTCAGGTGGACAAAAAATAGCTAGCTTAATACAAACTTATCAATATTATTTACAAATGATAAGAGACGTGACCGGATTAAACGAAGCTACAGATGCAAGTACTCCTGATGTAAAAGCGTTAGTAGGTTTACAAAAAATTGCTGCAGCTAATTCTAACACAGCTTTAAGACATTTGATGAAAGCTAGTTTGTATTTAACGTTAAGAGTATGTGAAAACATTTCATTAAGAATAGCAGATGTTCTTCAATATCCTTTAACTAGAGCTGCTTTAATAGATTCTATATCTGCATACAATACAGGTACATTAGAAGAGTTACAAGAAAAAAGTTTACAAGACTTTGGTATATTTTTAGAATTAGAACCAGACGAAGAGCAAAAAGCACAGCTTGAACAAAACATACAAGTTGCTTTAGCTTCTGGTGGTATAGATTTAGACGATGCTATAGATATTAGACAAGTTAAAAATTTAAAACTAGCTAATCAATTACTAAAGCAAAAGCGTAAGAAGAAATTAGAAAAAGATCAAGCAGCTCAACAAGCTAATATACAAGCTCAAGCTGCTGCTAATGCTCAAGCTGCTGAACAAGCAACGTTAGCTGAAATGCAGAAAAGACAAGCGTTAGCTGAAACTGAAGTTCAAATAGAACAAGCTAAATCTCAATTTGAAATACAGCGTATGCAAACTGAAGCTAGTATTAAAAAAGAATTAATGGCTGAAGAGTTTAATTACAATATGCAGTTAGCTCAAATTAAAGCAGATGCAGAAGGAAGAAAAGAACAAGAAATAGAAAACAGAAAAGATAAAAGAATTAAAATGCAAGGCACGCAGGAATCTCAATTAATACAGCAAAGACAGAACAACGCTTTGCCTACTGATTTTGAATCTGCTGGTTTTGATTCTTTAGGTGGTTTTGATTTAGAACAATTTGAACCTAGATAAAACTATTTATTAATTATTTAATTATATTATATTATGTCAGAAACTAAAACAAATGAACCTGTTAAACAAGAAGGTGACTTTAAAATTAAAAAGAAAAGAGTACCTAAAAAATTAACAGTTCCAGAAGAAACAGTTAAAATTGATTTAGCAGCTCAAAAAAAAGCAGCAGAACCAATTAAAGTTGATTTAACTAAAACAGAAGAAAAAGATGCCGTTCAAAAGCAAGAAACAGAGAGCAGCGTGTTACGCGAAGAAGGATCCGAGGTGGGATTGCAAGAAGTGGGACAAACACACGAAGGGACCGCTGAGAATGTTATTGAAGAAATACCAGTAACTGAAGAAGAAAAAGAAAAAGAAACAAAAGAAAAACCTGAGCCGATAAAAAAAGTAGAAGCTCCGGTAAAACAGTTACCTGAAAATGTAGAAAAACTAGTTTCATTTATGGAAGAAACTGGAGGAACGGTAGAAGATTATGTAAGATTAAATGCTGATTATGAAAATATTGATAATGAAGCATTGTTAAGAGAATATTATAAAAATACTCGTCCACATTTAAGCTACGATGAAGTTAACTTCTTAATGG